GGCCTGCACTTCGGCCGCTGCTGTGATCGGCGCGTAGTCGGCCACCACCAGCAGCGCCATCCGGTCGCCATCGAGTCCGACCCAGGTTGGCCAGCCGCATCGGGTACAGGCCCGGAAGTGCACGGTTCTCATTGTCAGGTCAAACCTGCCCTAGGAAGTTGGACAGTTGGACATGTCCAACACCCGTCGGTGTCAAACCATCCTCGCGCGCTACGCGGAGTGGAGGTTCATTCATATTCATCCTTGTCAGGGGCATGTTAGTGACATGGGGTCATTGATCATTTTTCTCACCTAGCGTGTCCAACATGTCCAACTGTCCAACATCCCTAGTGATCAATGACCCGGATTGATCATGTCCGGACATGATCAATGACACAGCCTGATCAGCTGGACCTTCTTGACCCGGCCGGGCTTTGGGGGATCAGCCATGCTGACCGTGATCACCCCGGCAGTGATCATCGCTTCCAGCGCATCGTCCAGGTGCTCTCGATCCCGGCCAGCCAGGGCCCGGGTGACTTCGGATCGGCTGGCCTCGCCACCGTTCCTACCCAGATAGGTCTTGATCACCCGGACTACCCGGGCCACCGACCGGGCCTCCAGCCCTTCCTGGACCACCAGGGCCCGTCTGGCATCGGCCCTTGCCCTGGTGTCCTCCCTGCCCTTCCTGGCCGATTCCAGGGCCTGCTGGATGCCATCCCGGGTCTGTCTGCTGTGCGCCATCACCTGATCGGCCCAGGCCCAGTGCTCCAGGGTCATCACTCGCTGGCCGACCAGGAAGGCCAGCCCCTGGGCCACCTTCAGCTGGACCAGCAGGTCATGGCCGTCCACCCCGGCCAGGTCACCCCGGACCCGGGCCAGGTGACTGGACTTGATCAATGACACCACGTCGGCCGGGACCGACAGCACGACCCGGCTACCCAGCCGGACCCATTCCTGATCGACCAGCCGCACCGGTTCCGGGGCCTCCAGCTGATCCGGAATGCCCCGGTCCAGCGCATCCAGCCACAGCAGCCGCTGTGGTGTGCCACCGGCCGAATCAGCGAACAGTGCCAGGGCTTTCTCCGGCTGGACCCCGACCACCAGACAGAATCGGTAGCTATGCGGTTCCAGCCAGACCCGACGTTCAGCCGTGGCGTTGGCGAATCCCAGTTGATCACCATCGAAAGCCACCTTCAGCTGGCTGCCCAGGGTTGCCCCGGCCCGGTCCATCAGCGATGTCAGCACGTCCACTTCGCTGGCCCGGAAGATCACGGCATCGGTGATCACTTCGTAGTAGCCTGGCTCACCCTTGCTTCCGGGCCGCCACTGCCGGTAGCTCCGGCTGATTCCTTCACCACTGCCCAACGGCCGGACCAGGAACCGTTGATCATCGATGATCAACGCTTCGTCGGCAACCGCCATGGCCGATGACTTCCCGACCCCGGACGGGCCGACCAGCCCGACCAGCAGGTTGAGACTGGCCGGGCCTCCGATGATCGGCGGCAGCACTACCCACGGCGGAGTCTGGGCCAGCACCCGGACCAGGCAGACCCCGAGCACTGCCCAGGCCGACGTGGCCCGGCTGTGTGCGAAGTCCCGGATGGTGCCGAACACTGAATGGATGTCCCATAGGTCAAGCTGGCCTTCAGGGTTGGCTGACTCCCCCGGGACCGGGGTAGGGATCACCAGTCGGGGCAGCAGCTGGCCGGGCTGCCCCGATCCATAGCCTTCCGACTTCAGGGCCCGGGCAGCTGCCCGAAGGTCCCCACCATGATCGAGAACCGCGTAGGCCCCGAACTTGTCATAGGGCCGCTGTGGTTCGAACTGGGTGGCTGTGCTGAACACATACAGTCGATCATGATCATTGAGCCCCGTGCTGGCCGACACCCCCGGATGGGTCTTTCCCGGCCGCTGCCAGTAGGTCAGCTGGCCCGGCCCGCGCTTGAACACCTGCCAGCCGTGCGGGCCCAGGACATCGATCCAGCTGGCCCGGTCGTTGAACTGATCACCAGGCCGTTGATCATCGCTGCCGTTCACGGTCGGCGGGGAAGGGGCAGATTCCGGTTCGGGCATCTGATCAAGCCCGGCCGCGACTGCGTAGACAAGATCACACTCAGCGGCGGTCAGTTCCGGCAGCGTAGCCAGGTCCCCGGTCACCACTCGCCAGGCCCCACCGGTGTCGTGGGATCGTCCGGCACTGGGGGCGATCACCGTGAACCCACCTTGACCGCGTGTCTCGATCAAGGTCTTGATCTTGTCGTCCGGCTTCCCGGCCAGTTCCTCCGGGGTGGCTGGCCTCCGGGCCAGCTTGGTGTTGCCCCGCTGGCTGCCGTCGATCACCCGGAAGTAGTAGTGCAGTCCACCCCCGGGGGTCAGTTCGACGTAGCCCTTGCTGATCTTCTCCCACAGTTGATCTTCATCGATGACATGGAAGGCGGCGGCCAGCTGGTTCAGCAGTCCCTCGGCCAGGGCCCGGCCTTCCAGTTCCATCATCTGGAGGCCCCCGGAGGCCTCGCCGGTGATCAGCCCCAGGCCGTCATGCTCGATCATCCGGAACATCCGGGCCACATCTTCCCGAGTGGCCCGGGTGTGCTGCCACTGCCGCCACCGGGGGACGGCCGGGGATTTGCTGCCATCCACCGACAGCGGCAGCGGCATCAGCCCCAGGTCCCATAGGGTCAGCGCCAACTGTTCGCTGGACATAACCGGCCACCACCACCAGGGTCATGAATCAGCCAGCGGCTGGGTTGGCGATCCAGCCCGGCTGGGTCCGGGGGTCGCTGCCAGCTGCCCGGAAGGCAGCATCCAGGTCCGGGGTCACGGGCTGACCGTTCAGCCAGCCCAGAACAGCCTGCTGGGGGCCCTGTGCGCCATTCTGAGGCCCTGGCGGGGCCGGGGCCGTGGGTTGGGTAGGGGCCGGGGGTGCCGCCATCTGGGGGGCAGCTGGCGGCTGGGCCCCCGGCCCGGTCAGGTTGACCGATGGGGGTGTATAGCTGGCGCTGTACAGCTTGGGGGCTGTGTAGGCCATCTTGGTCTTCTCGCCATCCCCGATGTAGGTCAGGGTCAAGGTGCCCCCGGTGTCCAGTTCGGTCCGGCCGGTGGCCTTCAGGACCGCCTGGATGACGGCCGACAGCGAAGACTGGGCTTCCGGCTTCCGGCTGCCCCGCAGATAGACGTTCCGCTTGCCGTCGTCTGTCTCCGAGTCCTTCAGGGTGGTCTGCAACACCACCCTGATCATCATCTTCGGCTGACCGGACTGCCAGAAAGCCGGTTCCCCACTGTCCAGGTCCGTCTGCTGCTGTTCGGCCACTTCCACGATCTTCCCCGTGACCGACGCGCCCACATGATCGAAGCTGAACGCGCCAGCCCCACCACCAAGATCAAATCCCATGATCAGTTCCTTCCTTCCTTCCTTCCTATCGGACCTTTTCCTTGCCTGCCACGCCGTGCCCTGCTCTGCCTCGCCTTGCCAGGCCTAGCCTGGCCACGCCGTACCCTGCCGAACCATGCCTGCCCCACCGTGCCATGCCTTGCCGTGCCTGGCCTGGCCTCGCCTGCCCTGCCTTGCCTTGCCCGGCCCTGCCGAGCCTTGCCCGGCCCTGCCGAGCCTGGCCTTGCCAAGCCGCGCCGAACCTTGCCTTGCCGCGCCCTGCCCTGCCTGCCCTGCCTTGCCCCGCCGAACCGCGCCGAACCTGACCGCGCCACACCTGGCCAGACCTGACCGTGCCTGCCTTGCCGCGCCAGGCCGAACCCGACCATGCCGAACCGCCGCCACGCCACGCCGCACCTGCCTAGCCGGTATCGGCCATCCCTGCCACGATGACTGCATACTCGTCAAGGGCCGAATATTTGATCTTGAAAGCCCTGGCCTCACGCAAGCATTCCCGCTTCAGCGCTTCCTTCGTAAATGGGTCCATCACGGCTTCCCCAGTCGGTATGTAGCTCCGGGATTGATCAGGACGGCTGACCGACACCCATTCCCGGATGGTCCTAGGGCTACCATCCTTGTCGTGTGCATAGGTGATCTTGTATTTCCTGATCATGTCACCGGCCTGCACCAATCGGTATCGCTCACCCGCTACTTGATCATCCCACTCGAATTGATCATGCAGCGGGGCATCCTCCGGCCGGGCTCCCTCGACCACGATGGCCGGGGTCAGCTGGGCATGTCGTTCATAGATGTCCCGGAGCGCTTCCCTGGCGTTCACTTTCGAACCTCGATGTCCTTCGATTGATCGATGGTGAAGCACCCGAATTCGCCTCGCCGTTCGGGCCTCCATTCCCCGACGCCGACCCCCAGGCCAGCGGCATCGATCAATGAGAGCACCGATCCTTGAGACAGTGAGGACTGGACGAAGGTCACATCCAGCACGGCGCTCCACTGCTTGAATTCCGGCCGATACCGAAGATCAGCTGACCGGTTCATACCACCCAGCCGAACGACATCTTCTCGCATTTCTGGCTGGCCGACAATCTCGACTAGCTGCTGGGGGTCAGCCTTTGTCAGCACACCCCGCATGAAGATAAATTGCTTCAGTTCGGTCATCTTGATCGACTTTCCATAGAACCGGGCAGCCCCGACGATGGCAGCCTTAAATCCGGTCACCGGGAAGCCATAGCCATCTGATTGCCCCTCGCGCGCGATTCGGTAGAAAGCTGCCTGATATTCGGCCTCTGGGTCCCGAACATCCTTCATGGCCCGCTTGCCCTGCTGGGCCTGGAGCATGGCCCGCTTCTGTTTCTCTGACCAGTTATGCATGATCAACGGACTGGTTCCGATGATCGGCACCAAGATGTTGGTGACCTTGATCTGATCAATCTCGATACGTTCAGACATGTCCACTGCCTTCCTTGATCGTTAGTCCCAGGTTGGGTTGGTACATTCCGGGGTCACCTGGGCAACCCCGGCCAAGATCATCTGACTTCAGCCGGAGGTAAGGGCAGCTGAAGCACCATTCATCGGTGGTGGGCAACATCCCCAGGGCTGCCACCCCGAAGGTCTGCACCAGCTGGCTAATCCCGTTCAGCCGATCCAGGGCCTGCCGGGCAATCTCCGGCCGGAACGGTTCCCACCAGATGTAGGCATCGTCCAGCTGGCCGTCCCGGGGCAGGAAGCTGATCATCACCGTGTCCACCGGCAGGCCTGCCCGGCGCCAGCCCAGCCCGTACAGCTGGACCTGGACCCGGTAGACCTCCGGGGGCCCCTTCCGGGTGTAGTCGGCCAGCCGGGTCTTGCCCATGGTCTTGTGGTCGATCACCGTGGCTGTCACCCGGTCATACAGGTCACAGGTGCCGAGAATCGGAACCCCGCCGACTTCACCCACGGTCAGCTTCGTCTCGACCGCCCAGCGTTCCTGGCCGGGCCCCACCATCGGCACCTTGTCCAAGCTGGTGCCGCCGAACACTGCCTCCAGCCATAGGTGCACCCCGGTGCCCACGGTGGCTGGCCAGTTAGGGGGCTGGGTCCTCCGGGCACTCTGCATCAGCTGGTAGCCCAGCCTCCGGGAACAGCTGCCCCCGATAGAGGATGGCCCGATCATCAGCTGGCGGGACCGGGGGGCCTGGGCTATCGCCTCCCGGATTGTCTCCAGGTATTCCCGGGCCACCAGCCCCGGGTCCCCACCCCGCTGCATCAGCTGGGGTGGCAGCGTCGGAACCGTCATGATCAGCCTTGCGCTTTCGATAGTCCTGCTGTTTCAAGCTGACGGCCAGTCGGCAGACCGGGCACCGGCAGCCCCAGTTCACGTAGGCATTAACCCCGTGCTGGACCCCCGGGGGAAGCCCTGCGTCGCCGGTGGTCTTCTTCCGTCGTCTGCGTCGGTCCAGGGCCACTCGGGCATGGTCGGCCCGGCAGACCTCACAGCGGCAGCCCTGATGGCTGTAACGGCCTTCCCCGTGCGGCGGCTCAGTTGGTCTTGGCATACCGATCACGGGCATGGTGATAAAAGGGGTGCAACTCCTCCATGGACATCAAGATCAGCGTTCCCATCATGGCCTGGACCCCTTCCGGGGTCAGTTCGTCCAGCACCCGGGTCAGGAACCGGTCCATGATCGAATTGGCCTGGTCATCCTCTCCGGCTTCGGCTGCCGCGACATACCGGGTCCCGGTGACGAACATGGCAGCCAGTAGGTCCCGCATCTGTTCCGGCAGCTGATCACATCGCGCGCACACGTCGTTGACTCCTCTCCTTGTGCAGGGCTGAAGCGGTCCGCAGGGCTTCCACGGTTCGGCCGTACCGGTCCCGGCGACAGGCCCGGCACCACGGGGGCAGACCATCCCGGTGCGGCACGACCCGATGGTCACCAGGGCAGGTGTGCTCCACCAGCTTCAGCAGGCTGATCCGGGCCAGGGCGAACTTCTGCTGGGCCCGGGCCAGCTTGGTGGCCTCAGTCATCACAGTTGATCACTCCACTTTGATCGTCGGCCTGGAAGTGCCCGGTTCCATGCAGTCGTTGACCTGACCGATGGTCAGCCGTTCCTTCACCAGGGAGGCATCGGGCAGCCTGATCATGCACCGTTCCCGGTCCTCCGGGTCCAGCATCGACAGGCCCCGGAGAACGTTGAACTTCCGGGCCGGACGGACCTTGATCACCAGCCCGGAGGGGGTGGGATGATCACCCGGGCCCAGGCCTCGCAAGATCGTCTTCATGGTTTCCAGTTCCTCGGTCAGCTTGGCCACGTACCCGGCCAGGTCCCGGAATTCCTGGGCGATCCGGTCAAGATCGTCTGGTGCCATGTTCACTACGGCCTTCAGGTCAGTCATGGAGACACCGGCTGGTGATCCCGGCTACCACAGCTGGGCCTTCCGGGCACTTGACGTACAGCCGAATCTTTTGCTTGCCACCCCCGGTGTCCCCACCCAGGGTGTTGGTGAAGCTGAAGGTGGAATAGGCATCCCCGGCCGTGGCCAGCACTTCGTGGATCGGATACCAGGACTCGACGGTGGTCTTCTTGTCGCCGGAGTAGTCGATCACCCGGGCCAGCCGGAACTGGGCTGTCGCCCCGGACGGCAGCTTGGCCACGTGCACCCCGATGGTGGCCAGCCAGGTGGCCGGACCGGTGACCAGGCTGTAGTGATCTTCGTCATCGATCTTCAGCAGGTGCCAGTTGTCATCTTTCGGGATCGACTGATCCCCACCCCGGCTGAACTTTTCCATGTCTGACATTCCTAGAATCCCTTCGTCAGTTGGCTTCCCTCCACCGGCCCGTAGCCAGGGGACATCGACCCCGCCGATGTCCTCGCTCCAGCCCGCGTACGGCAGGCCCCAGCTGTTGCCGGGCCAGTTGATGTCGGCGTCGTTGGTCACCCCGCCGTAGGTGCAATCGATGGTCCGAATTCGGCCACCGCCGAGACTGATCGCCGCGTGTCCGTAGCCCTTGCTGCCCCCGGTCCAGAACACCGGGGCACCCTTCGGCGGATTCTTGTCTCCAGCGTGCCGGTGCTGGGCATTCTTCCACTGGGTGGTGGCATCGGGGTAGGCGTGTGGGGACTCCAGCCATTCCTGGGTGTACCAGAGGCACATCCCCACATCGTTGTAATTGGTCTTCTTGGCGTTACTGACCGCCTGGTCAGCCGATCCCGCTACCACGATGGACCATCACCTTCTTGATCAGCTTCTTCACCCTGCTGCCCCTGAGGCCCGCGTGATGCCGTGTTTTCGTGATCAACTTCGATGTTCTGGCCGGTGCCCTCCGGCTGGGGCTGTTCCGGCCATCGGGACTCATCCCCCAGCTGTTGCATCTGGAGCGCGTCCACGTCGGCCTGGCTGATGGTCTGGGCTTGCAGGTCTTCAGGGGTCGCTGGTTCCTGGACCGTGGGGGGTGGCAGCTGATCGTCCGCTGGCCTCTGGGTCATGATCGTTTCTCCCTTGTGGCAAGTGCAGATGCAGTCGGCAAAACAGAATTTGCAGACCTGACGGCACCGTTGATGGTGGTGGTGGTAGCAGGCTGTGGACAGGTATCGATGGCTGATCACTTCCCGATCACAGCCTTCGAATGATCAAGTCCAGTCCTGGGTGCTGGGTGTAGACCTTGCTGGCCACCCAGCTGCATATCTGGGCATCGTCAACGATTGCCCCGGCCTGGGCCATGGCGTCACCCACCGCGCGTTGCAGGTGGTCAAGGTCCGGTGCCGTGATCTTGGCCAGCGGGGCTGTGTCCCGCAGTTCACCGTTGATCTTGTAATGAGACTTCAGGTGTGGGAAGCCGAACACTGCCTGGGCCTCCACCCCATCGGTCCACGGGGCTGCCCCACCCCAGGCGTCCACCACGGCATGGATGATCGAGTCCCGCCAGGGCATCAGCTGGGTTTTGTTCGCATGGTAGGAAGCCCGGCTGTTGGGGCTACGTCGGATCGCACCCTGGCCTACCGGGGTGCCGTTCACCCGAATCTTGATCATCCGTCTGGGTCCTGGTGTGAAGGCTTCCCGCATTTCCCGGCCGACCCGGGCCATCCGCTGCCCCAGGTCGCTGGTCACTGGAACATCGCTTCCTGGTGGGCCATCACCTGGATGTGGTTCGACCGCTGCCAGCCCCCGGCTGTCTTCCGGGCAAACTCCAGATGGGTGCCGAATCCCTGGAGGTACAGGGTCTTGTGGTCCCGGCTCAGGTGGACCGTGCCCCGGGCCCGGTTGCCGTCCGGGTCCTGGATGATCACTTCGTCCCCATCCCGTATCTCACTCAGGATGATCATGTCAGTGTCCCTTCGTGCCGGGCCCCTTGTGCGGGGCCGATCCGTCCAGCCGCGTATCCAAGCACGGCACCGATGATCACCTTCATGACATCGAACAGACTGGCCACTACTCCGGTCAGTTCGGCCCGGCCAGGGTGGACCAGTTCGAAGACAGTCACCCCCAGCCCGGCGATCAGCAGCAGCAGGGCCACCGTGCTGGTCAGCATCAGCAGGACAATCTCGCCGGTGGTCCGGCTGGTGATCATGACGGTTCCCCGTAAACCTGGTTGTCATAGCGGTCCTCGGCCTGATCAAGGTCATAGGGGTCTACGTAGTCGTCCAGCCAGTCCGGTTCGACATCGTGGAACGGGCACCAGGGTGGGTGCAGATGGGTCCGGCTTCCGCAGTACCGGCAGCGGTCCTCGTCATCGTCATACGTCGTGGTCATGATCATCCTGCCCGGGTCAGGTGCCGGTGCACGAAGTCGTTGACCGCTTCCTGGCAGGTCCGCATCGGTCCACCGGGGTGCAGCTGCCAGTAGTCCAGCTTGCCGTCATGCATCCAGCGGCGGACAGTCCAGACTGACCGCTTCAGCTGTTCGGCCACATCTTCGGGGGTCAGGTTCCAGACCCGGGTATCCTTCGGGGTCCGGCTGGCGCGGCTGACCGCTTCGGAGGCCAGGCCCCGGGACTTGCTGATATCAGGCATGATCATCTTTCCTGCACTCGACTACACAGGTTGGTCTTTCACATCCCTTACAGCATTAGGTTTTTACAGCCTGACCCTGTAGGGCCTAACGCTGTAGTGACTGACATTCCCTTTGTCCGTAAGGGATGTAGGCCACCTGGGAGGTGGGAGTGGGCAACACCCTGCCCCCACTTCCCGGCCGTTCGCAAGCCCTGGTCCAGCTGGTCTGCCGTGGTCTGCTCACTGATGCTCACTCATGGTCACCGATGCTCACTGATTCCACCTGAAGCCAAGCTTTACCCCCTGGTGCTCACCCATATCCCGGGTGTAAGGTGCCCGGCCGCGTGCTCCGGGATCGTCAGATTCGGCTCAGAAGACACGCTGACCAGGGGTTTCCTTTGTGCCCTTGTGCGTAGTAAGGTCCCGGCATGGTTTCCCCCAGCCGACCCAAACTGACATCCATCGACAGCACGGCTGATGCCCTGGCTGTCGCCGTTGATCATCTTGATGAGCGCTTCATCCAGTGCCGGGACATCCGGCACACCTGGAAGGTGGCCCGGAATTTCCATCAGGTCACGGCCGGGCAGGATGGCGCCTCGGCCCGGATGGGCCACTACCGTTACGTAGAACGAAAGCTGGTCTGCACCCGGTGCAGCACGGAACGGACAGAGGCCTATGCCGTGATCGAGTCGGCCCGCTGGTCGGCGCTCCGGCGACTGTCGGTCAGCTACAGCTACCCGGACGGTTACCAGCTGCACGGCATCCCTGCCGACGTGCGTAACGCGGCCGAACTGGTCCGGGGGTTGCAGTGGTCCCGGATGGAAGCCGGGCCCCGGGTGCCGCGCAAGAAGGCTTCCGGGGGTTAGGGTCCCCGGAAGGGTTCGGGGGAACCTAAGGCTGAAGCCCGGTCGGCTGTCTGACGACAATCCCCGCCGACCGGGCCTCAACCGAATCCCCCAAGGAAAGGTTTGATCATGTCTCCCCGTACCCGCTGGTATCTCCAGCACTACTTTGATGTCGCCGGTGGTGATTGCCCTGACGATCTACGATGCCGTAACCGCTGACTGGCTGGCCCTGGTCGCCATGGTGACCTTCGGCCTGGTCCTGATCATGCATGAACAGGCCAGCCGGTGGTCCTGGCAGCAGGGGTTCGATGCCGGGGTGACTGGCTTCAGTGAGGCCCTGATCCGTACCGAGTCGAAGGATGAGGGGGTCCGGCTGCTGCTGGCCCACCCCAAGCCCTGGGAGAAGCACCGGTGATCAGGATCAAACTCTGGCTGCATCGGAGAGCGACCCGGGCCAGTTTCTGGCTGGGCATGGATATCTTCACCTGGCTGGCGCTACTGCTAGCCGGTGTGGTGATCTTGCTTCGGCTGGACGGCACCTTGTGAATGAGTCCCGGGCAAACCGCATCCGGGCCGACGCCAAACGGATTCGAGCCGATGCCCAGAAGGTCAGACAGCAAGCCATGCGGCTACGCACCCGTACGGCCGGGAAGGCACCGGCACCGGCACCGGACCCCGATCCGGAGACTGACGATTGGTGGACCACGACGGATATTGCCACCTTCCTGGGGCTGAAGGTGGGCACGATCAGCAGCTACCGGTCCCGGGGCCAGATGCCAGCCCCCGACAAGACCATCGGCCGGACCAACGTCTGGCGACCGTGGCGGATCATCGAGTGGAGAAATCATGGGCGCAGTCATGGGCCGGGTCCGGATGCCTAGGCCCCCGGAGAACGTCCGGCTGGTCTACGCCGATGGGGTGCCGGTGGCTGTGGACACGGCCTATCAGGGCTGGGACCCGATCAGCCGGACGGATGTCTGGGAAGTGATCAGCTACCGGACCGACGAACTGCCCGTGCAAGTGCTGATCGACCGGATGCCCCCGCGAACGTCGATCCGGCTGGACTTCGATGATGACGATCCACCGTACGATGACCCGGATGATGATGATCATGACTGAATGGCCGTCCCGGACAAGGCCGGACCGATATTTTCGATCAGGGGGAGGATGAGCGAGCAGCCCCGCTGGCCTGCCGACTTCTGCGTCTGCTGGTCGGCCCGGGACGGGATCGTCTGCACGGCACCGGTCCATCTGGTGCCCTGGCAGGTGCTTTGGGTGCGGGCAGCCCTGGAGGCCTCCAGGAAGCCACCAGCGGGCCCCAGAACGCAGAACAGCCCTGCCCCCTACCAGCGATAGGGGGCAGGGCTGTGCTGGGGCCTGGGGGCTTCAGGTCCGTCCCCGGGTCATGCGGCCACGGCCTTGGCCATGGCTGCCCGGTCGCTGGCCCCCAGCTTCAGATACAGCTGGGTGGTGCTCAGCGACTGGTGGCCCAGCAGGTACTGGACCTGGGACCCGGACAGCCCCCGGGCCTCCATCTTGGAAGCGAAGGTGCGCCGAAGGTCGTGGCCCTTCAGCCGGACCCCATCGTGACCAAAGGCCGCCATCTTGATCTTGGTGAAGTAGCGATTCCAGGTGGCGTAGCGCACGGTCCCACCCCAGGGCGCCTGGAACAGATGGGCTTGCCTGCCACCCCGCAGCCGGGCTTCTGCCAGCTTGGGCTTCAGGGCCTGGATCAGCCGGGGGCTCAGGGGTATCTCGCGGGGTTCCTCATCCTCACCACGATGGTTGGTGCCCTTGACCGTGCCAACTTCGGTCACGTTGGTGATCGTCTCCATGACCATCAGGTAGGGGCTGGCGTCGCTCAGCCGCACGTCCCCCACCTTCAGGGCTGCCACTTCACCCCATCTGAGGCCAGCATCCAGACCCAGCATGATCATCAGCTTCATGTCCGGATCGTCCTCGGCAGCGGCCAGCAGCTGGTCTTCTTCCCAGTCCTCCAGCTTCCAGCCGTGCTTTACCCGGCCTTTGGCGCGTCGCTGGTCAGTGATGGCCATCAGGTCCCGGACCAGGCCCCGCCGATAGGCATCCCGGTAGACAGTCTCCAGTAGCTTGATCACCTGATTCTTCGTGCTGGCCCTGCCGTCCAGCTGCTGCCGCCAGCTGTCGATGTCGGCCCAGGTCAGATTCTTGATCAACTTCCTGCCGATGGGGGAACCGGTCCAGTGAGTCACCCGGCCCCGGTAGGACTTCCAGGTGTTCATGTTCAGGCTGTCCGGCACGTTGGCCCGCTGTCGGTCCAGCCACTGCTGGGTGAACTGGGCCAGGGTCGGATCGGGGCTGGGGTCCAGGTCAGCTACCCGATCCGCATCGGTCAGGTCTATCTCCCCCTTTTCCGCCAGTTCGGCCAGCCAGCCCGCCTGATGGATGCTGGGCAGCCAGTCGGTCTGCTGCTTCTTCCCGGCCGTCCGCCACCGGCCCCGATACCAGGGCTGCCCGTCGATGATCTTGCTTTCGGTCCACGCCATGTCTCCACTGCCTTCCTTGATCATTCCACCTGCCGGGACGGCTGGCCGCTCAGTCTTGACCCGGAAAATTCTCCGGTCAAGGATGGTGTGCCCCTGGAGGCTGCCCCTGGAAGATGGTTAACTCGTGTTAGATCAGGTATTTCATAATTCCCAGAACAATTCGTGAAATACCTAGTCAGAGGCCCCTTTGCCCCTGGCTCACCACCAGTATAGGGGCACCAGTGAGCACCAGTGAGCACCAGTGAGCATCCCAGTCGGTAGGCTGCCCCTCAGTTCGTTCCCCCGATGAAGGAAGCCACCGATGCCGATGCAGTTTCGTCAGCAGCTGGTCACCCCCGAGCAGGCCCAGAAGTGGCTGGACGCATCGGCCGGGGTGGTCCAGCGGAACCTGTCCGTTGCCCGGGTCCAGCGCTATGCGCATGACATGATCAAGGGCAACTGGCTGCTGACCCATCAAGCGATAGCCATCGACCCCGAAGGGGTGATCCTGGACGGCCAGCATCGGCTGGCTGCCGTGATCCTGGCCGGGACTCCCCAGCGGTTCATGGTGGCCCGGGGCAGTGACGCCAACACCTTCGATGTGATCGACACCGGCCGGGCCCGGAACGCAGCCGACACCCTGAGGATCAGCGGGCTGACCAACGTCAATGTGAAGGCGGCGATTGCCCGGCTGGTGCTGATCTACGACATGATCAAGGGCACCACCCAGGGCATCAAGATGCCGCTGACCAGTCCGGACATCCTGGCGGTCTGGGAGGGGCCCCGAAGACCTTTACTGGAGGAAGCGGAACGGGAGGCCAGCCGGGTGGCAGCCCAGATGGATCGGCTGGGATTGAAGACCTGGGCTGCCGGGCTTTACGTGGTGATCACTGAGTCCGATCCCGACCCGGCCCAGCGGGATGACTTCTTCCAGCGGCTGGCAGATGGGGCTCTCCAGCCCCCGGGATCACCCATCCTCAGCTTCCGCCGCTGGATTCTGGCCAACACCGGTTCAGGTGGTGCCATCCATACAGCTGATCGACCGTTCCACTTCCTGGCCAACGGGATCAAGACCTGGAATGACTGGACGGCAGGCCGGGACCGGGGAATCGCCATCTATCGGATGGGTCGTGAACCGATGCCGGTGGTGGAGAAGCCTGCACAGCCCCTACTACCGAAGGATGACGATGACTGAACCGGTGACCGTCCGGAAGGTGACCCCAGCTGGCAACCGAACCACCAAGGTGGCTGTGGAGGGCACCACTTGTGCCAAGTGTCATCGACCGTTCAGGAAGGGTGACCGGGCCACCATCGAGAAGGGCAGGCTGGTGCACCCCCGAAACATCCCCTGTATCCCAGCCTGGGAAAGGACACCATGATCAAGACACCACGCTGCCCGGAGTGCGACAGCCTGCCGGACCTGATCCTGGCTGATGGACATCAGTGCTTCTGCCCCAACGATGACTGCCAAATCATGATCTGGGACTCTCACCAGACGGCTGAGGAGATTGCAGCCAGCTTCAAGCAAGTGATCGACCTGGATGAGAAGCCATGACAGCCCTGGACATCCGCGCGCACAATGAGGCCCTGGGTCAGGCCGGTATCTGGGTAGGTGAAGCCGTGGCCCTAGCCAGCGAACGGGCCCTGAGTGACCATGACCGGGAAACGCTCCAGACAGCTGGCCGGTTGCTGGTCATGCTGATCCGGTCGCAAGTGCTGGCGGAAGGGCCACCACCCAGCTAGTCCGGTCAGCCCCCGATGGCCCCTGGCAGGCCCCTGTAGGCCGTTCTGAGCCACTTCCAGGCCGTCCGGCTGGCTAGTCATGCCCCCGGTAGCCGTGTGCGGCCAGCAGGGCTATCCAGGCCCCGACACAGACTGCCCCGAGAACGGCCAGGCCGGTGCCCAGTTCGGCTGCCCGGCCTTCGGTGTTCAACACCAAGATGGCAGCGGCTATGGACGTGACAGCCCCGGCCAGCAGCGGCCAGGGCTTCAGGATGATCAGCCACCGGTCCAGCTTGGATCGCTGGGGGCCTTCCGGGTCCCGGTCGGTCACGGCTGTCAGGCCAGTTGCAGCAGCACGAAGATCAAGATGATGACGACGATAACCAGGATGGCAATGCTCAGGGCCCGTTCCGGTGTCATGATCATGCCCCCTGGTTCATGACGCCCTGCACACCCGAGAGCAACATGGCATCACTGATCACTGCCGGGTCCCGACCGGGGTCCGGCACCCCGCTAGCAACAGCACTTGCATAGGCATCCCCGAATCCCGGCAGCGCTGCCATGTCCCAACGATGTTGGTCAGCCCACTCCGGTGGGTTGGCGTCCGGGTCGGTCTGCACAGTCTCGACCGCATAACACGCTGTCACCCGGCTGATGAAGTCTGCATCTGCGCTGAGGGAATACACATCCCAGTAAGCCATGATCGTTTCCTTCCTGGCTAGGCGCCTTCATAGCGCTGTGGAATAACCGAATTGTGAACATAGCGAATAACCATTGATGAAACCTGGCTTGTCTTCCAGGCGTTGATGCCGAAGACGCATGTTGCGCCTGCCGGAATCCAGAGATACCAGCCACCCTGAACCATGCTTTCCACGGCCTGGGGAGACATAACCGGCCCCCATTGTGGTATGGCGGTAGCAGCAGGACCGCTGACGATGGAAATGAGCGAGTATCCCGCGCCTCCGGTTCCTGCTAGCACCATGCGGAGGTTCTGCCACACAAGCGCAAGCATCCGTTCGGTGGGATGTGGGTTTGTCATGGATACCCGCACCTGGGTCGGGGTTTCGGTCGATGCCGTGGCTGTGATCGTTTGGTCAGCGGAAACATAAGTGTCCACCGGGTTGGGGAGAGCGATCAATGCCTCGACCGCCAGCGCTTGATTCTTGTCCTGGGTCGGGTAGATCGACAGCTGGTCACCCGGTTCCACGTACGGGATGCCGAGTTTCGGCGTAGTGCCCATGGTCAACTTCCTCTCATCAATTCGGTCCGGCAACCCCGTACAGGTCCATCCAGTGAAGATCAGGACTCCAGTCCTGCCACTGCCACTGATCGTTTGCCGGAAGGCCAGCCCAGCGGACCGACTGCCCCTGACCCTGAGCCGGGCTGATCGTCAGTTCCAGTCCCCAGGCCCCCCGGAAGGTGTAGGTGCCGCCTTCCACGTACATCGATGCGATGGTGTCCGCTGGCATCCAGGTGGGCAAGTCGATCAAGGTCAGGGCCTTACCGATCCGGGTCCCTCCATCCAGCAAGTCCATCAGGGCTACCTGCCGGGAATCGTCGGACACCGTGTCCAGATGATCTTTGACCCGGCCGGTGTCCCAGGTGTAGCTGTCGGCGCGCCAGCCGGTTTTCCGGGACCGGGCCAGCAGCTTGCTGCCCAGTTCGTTGGCAGCTGTGTCGTCAATCAAGTCCGTAGTGATTCCCAGCCGCCGCCTGCCGTACTGCTCAGCAGCATCATCATCGGTCACCGTGGTGATCCGTTCGGTGGGGGCCGATTTGCCTTCATCGTCCAGGGTCTGTTCCAGCCAGGTCACTTGCACCACGGTGATCACTTCATTGACTGTCTGGGTCAGCCGCACCGGGTCCCGCAGAATGTCACTGGCCGACAGCACGGACACATCCCGGTTGCTGGCCGTGATCGTGATCAGCCCACTGCCCGGATCGACCTGAAGGGCCCGGACCGATACCCGGTCATCAGGGTCCTCCATCCAGAAGTAGCTGCCCGCTGTGCCGTGGGTGGCGGTCCATAGGGTGGCTGACACGGACTGGGCCAGGTCTTGCAGCAGGGCCAGCACCGGTTGAGCGTCCACGTCCCGATAGCTGATCATGACCTGCTGAAGGTTGGTATCCACGATCACCGGAACCTGAAGGTGGGCCAAGCTAGTGATCTTGTTGGACCGGATGATCAAGGCCTCGCTGGGCCAGGGTTCGTCCCCGATAGCGTCATTCTGAAGGGCTGCCCCGATGTCGGCAGCGGTCAGGGTCAGGGTGATCACATCATCGGTGACCGGTTCCACCACCACATCGGTGACCGTTCCGGCGAACACCAGCACGCGGCGATTGAAGGTCTGGGGCCCGGTAATCACAAGATCATCCAGGAAGACATCCGAATAGCCCACCTGCCAGGTTTCCGGATGATCGGTCCAGATGGTAGTGCCCTGGTCCTGCCAACGGCTGGGGCTGGGCAGGCTGGCCTGAACCCCGATCAGCGGCCAGGCCATACCACCACTGGAGTTGGGCACCGTACCGGTGATTTGCTGCCAGCTGCCGGTGCTGGTGACCTCCGATGCCGGGGCAGTGGACGGGCCGACATCGGAGGCGTACGGGGTGGGGCTGGTGGCTGTGATCAAGCTGGCCTTGGTGCCAGCTGGCAGCCGGACCCAGAGACTCACCGGCCAGGAATCGCCAGGTGACATCTGAGGCACGGCATCCCAGGCCGTGGGGTCGCCACCTTCGGGGGAGAACGGCAGCGGCGGAAAGATGATCTTGACCTGACTGGACAGCCGCTGGCTGGTCGATGCGTTGACTGCCCCGGTCCACCGGTAGGTGTAGCCGCCACCGGCCGGGGTGCTGCCATCAAAGTAGGTCCCGTCACCACCGATCATCAGGTTGTCAACCCAGACCCGTTCACCAGTGGTGACGTTCCCGGAATTGCTGATCACGGCAACGATCAGATAGCCCCGGGCTGCCGTCGCCTGGTTCGGGGTGATCGTGACGACGATTCGCTGGACCTGCCCGGCCACGGTGGCGGGAATCGGCACGCTGTAAGGGGTAGCGGCCAGGAAGGTGCCATTAGCGTCGTACTGGTTCATGGAAACCCGGACCTGCCGGTTAGCAAGCTCAGCCTTCAGGTCAAGCCCCACGGTGATCGGAACGCCGTTGCTGATCGGAATCCAGGCAGGTGAACCCACCTGGCCGGTAATTTGGAAGGTGGCGGCTGTGGTGTTGATCGTGGCCGACTGCCGAGTGGACACGGCTGAGCAAGTCCCGCTGATCGGTGCCGAACTGTCCAAGATGACCGGGTACAGGGAAGCGTTAGCTGAAGCCCAGCCGGTGAGCACACCGCCTTCCATGCTGGGGTTGGTGGCCAGGTTGGTGGCATCGACCACGGGGCTGCCTGGGGCCAGCCGTAGGGCCTGCTGGCCGGTACGGTGCTGGGTGGTGGTCACGATCACCTTCGGGGTGCCGCTGATCAGCCGATACCGATTGGTCGGCAGGGCCCCGGTCTTGATCATTTCCCAGCCGCCATCATTGACCACCGGCTGGTCCTGGGGTGTGGGCACCTTCCCGGTGGCGTAGACCTGGACATCCGCGCCGACGTGGGCAATTGTCAGGGCATCGCTGCTGGCCCGTTCATCCCGCATGGTGAAGGTGCAGGTGCCGATGTCGGGCTGTTCCAGCTGGTTCTGCCTGCCCCAGTGGACGGCCAGGCCTTCCAGCACGGTGGGAATCCCGGCCTTCAGGGTGTCCACGGTGCACGCGGCCGGATTGCCGTCTAGCCAGACCTCGCAGTCGGCGTTGGGCCTCATGATGTGCTCACCCTGGTTCGGGACGGCATGATCACTCCACCCCTTCGGCTGTCGTGGTCGGCCAGCAGCCGTTGAATCTGCCGGGCCACGGCATCGGGATCAAGTGCCCCGTGCACGTTGATGGTGATCACCTGGCTGGGTTCCCGGCCCAGCTGGTCCCAGCCGATGGGTTCCGGATGACCGGTCCGGTTGACCGCGAGACTCACCCCGGGGGGCAGCCAGCCACCGGAGTCGAAGCTGAACTTCTCCTTAAAGCCTTCCTTGATCGACTGGCCCAGGTCGCCCAGCCCGGTGGCTGCCGTGGACATGATCATTCCGGGCACGTGGCTGATCGTCTGGGCCCACCAGTTGTTTGCCCAGTCGGCCTTCAGGCTGTCGGCGATCTTGTCCCGCAGATACTTGGTGACATCCTTGAATTTGCCCATCCAGCTGGGCAGGTCGAAGAATGCGGCCTGGCTGCCGCTGATCGGCCAGGGCCGATAGCCGGACCCGGCCCCGTTGTCCCGTCCACCTAGGCCGTTGCCACCCCGCAGGTAGTCCTGGGCCTGCCAGACAGCCGACCCTCCGGGGGTGCCGAAGCCGGGCAGCGGGACACCATGGATGTGGGGCATCCAGTTGCCCATCCCGGTCCGGTCCCAGGCCGCGATACCGGAGGCCCGCAGGGCCCGAACCACTTTGGCGTTGATCGGACCAAGGTCAACTGCATCCTTGGCATGGCTGGTGCCGCTGTAGCTGGTCGCCGGACGGAAGCCACCCTGGAACAGACTGAAGATCGTTTTGGCCAGCTTCTGGGCATTCTGGATGGCTGCCGCGAACCGGGCTGTGAAGGTCTTGCCCCGGAGGTTGACCCGGCCACCGGTGGCGTAGCCGGGCAGCTGGCCGGTGCGGTTCAGGTAGTCCAGCCAGCCGGGATGGGAGGCCTCGAATCTGCGTCGGCTGGACTTCCTGACCACGAATTCGTCCGCGTGCACGGCACCGGCGACCTTCTTACGCTGGCCGGGGCCAGTCCAGCCACCTTGATCGAATCCGGCGATATGCAGGCCCCCGATGGTGTGGGCCCCAACCTTCCGGGCCACCCAGTTGAAGGCACCGATCAGGCCCTTATTGATCACCGTGTCGATCAGGAAGCTGATCGGCGCCTTCAGCACGTTTTTCAGCCCACCCCAGACCTTACTGATGTTGCTGACGGCACTGGAGAAGATACCGCCTACCTTGTCCCGGATGTAGCGGAAAGCGTTCAGGGCTGCATCCCTGGCGCTGTTGGCCATACTCCGGACACCATCCCGCAGGCTGGTCATCCGGCCGACCACCCAGCGACGGGCCGTGTCCATGATCGAATTGGCGGAATCCCGGAGGCCACGGAAGGCAGCTAGGGCCCAGTCCCTCAGCTGCCGGACCCGGCTAACCACGGAATCCCGGATGCCAGCCGCGATAGCCCCCAGCTTTGACCACAGCCACTGGAACAGCCCGACGATGGTGTTAACCAGCTTCCTGATCACGGCCGTGCCATCGGAGAACAGCCTGCCGAACCAGCGCAGGATGCCCTTCACAAGATCAGGGACGATGCTTCCCCCGACCAGGACGTTGAACATCCAAGTGAAGGCCTTGACGATCTGCTGGATGATGGCAATCACGATCTTGGCCCCGGTGGCGATACCCTCGCCCAGAATCTTGGCCACCAGTGCCACCACCGGCATCACGGCCTGGAAGGCAGGCACCAGCTGGCTGACGATGCTGCTGATCAGCTGGGCCACCACCACGATCAGCGGGCCGAAAGCGGCCACCAGTTCGGCCAGAATCTGCAACAGCGGGGCCAGTGCCACCACCAGCTGGCCTACCACGGGGATCAGCGGAAGTAGGGCCTTGATGATGCTGAGGATCGGTGGCAGCAGGCTGACGAAGGATTTGATCAAGGTTCCGACCACCGGCATCAGGGCCTTCAGCACCTGGACCAACACCGGGCCCAGTACCTTGATCAACTCAGCTAGCACGGGCAGCAGGGCGGCGATGGCGTCCGACACCCCCTGGCCGATGATCTTGGCCAGGTCCATGATCACCGGGCCCAGGGTCTTGAATAGCTTGACCAGTTCCGGCATCAGCCCGCTGATCAGCTTGAAGCCGATGGCCACCGGGGACATGGAACCGGCCATCCCGGACAGGGCTGGACCGATATTTTCGATCAGGGGGAGGATGACGGCAAGGGCTGGCTGGGCCACCTTGGCGAAGGCCGTAAATCCCTTCTGTACAAAGGGCATCAGGCCGGATAGGGCTTTCATGGCCCCGCCCAGGCCTTCCTTGATCAACGGCAGCAGGGGTTGGACGGCCTTAGCCATCCCCATCTGGAAGGTGTCTTTCATGTTGGACCAGATGCCCGCCAGCGACTTTGATTGCTTCTCCATGAGACCGTTGAAGCGCTCCAGGCCCTTCCCGGACTCCAGGGCCTGCATCATCTTGTCCAGGGCATCCTTGCCCAGCTTGCCCGACTGGGCCAGCTTGACCACTTCACCCTTGGACTTGCCCAGGGCCTTGGCCAGCAAGTCATAGACCGGGATTCCGGCATCCCGTAGCTGGTTCAGGTCCTCCCCGCTGATCTTCTGGGCAGCGTTCATCTGCTGGAGAGCGACGGTGGCGCGCTTGATGCCCTCCGACCCGGTGCCCATCCCGCTGGTGACATCCCCCAGGGTCCGCATGATCGGAATCACCTTGTCAGCGTTGATCCCAGCGCTGACCAGGCTGCTGGCAGCCGTCTGAAGCTCAGGAAACTCAAATGGTGTCTCGGCCGCAAACTTGGCCAGGTCCCGCAGGAAGGCATCAGCTTTCTGGGCCGACCCCAACATGGTGGTGAAGCTGATCTTGGCCTGCTCCATGGCGCTGGCGGTCTTAATCCCGGTCTTGACCGCTGCCCCGCCGACAGCCACCAGCGCCGTGGCTGCCGCTGCTCCGGCCACCACCATGGTCTTGCCCATGGATTTGGCGATTCCACCCAGCTTGCTGTTGGTCTTCTCAGTGGTGGTGGACACACTGCTGATCGAGCCGTTTACCTGGGATATGCCCTTGGTCAATTCCTTTGTCTGGGCTGTGAACTTGGCCAGCATGACCCGTTCGGCGATGGCCATGATCAGTGATCCCAGTCCTCGGCAAGATCATCGAGCACCCCGGCCCAGGCCTGGTTGATCGACTTGTCGTCATGCCGAATGGTCGGCCAGAAGAAGTAGCCCTGCCGTCCCCGATGGGATGGAAACTGGGGATAGCGGTCAGACCCGAATTCAGCACCGAAGAAGACATCCCCGGCCCGCAGGGTCCGGCCGTGACTGGTCCGGACCGGAACCGATCCACCGGCCACGACACCGGGATCACTTCCATGCCGGACAGTGATCCCCCGGGCTGCCAGCCGTTCCTGCCGGGTGTGGGCCGCTGCCTTGATCCGGCTGGCCTCAGCCTCAGCGATCCGTAGTTCCTGATCTTGGACGGACTGCTGAAGCCCCTGAGCCATCTTCCTCAGGGCCAGCTGGGTCTGGGTCAGGCCCAGTATCTGGATGTGTTGCAGCACGATCAACCTTCCTGGCGCTGCTGATCCTGCTGATCGAAGATCATCAGCGCCGTGGCGATGTCCTCGGGGTCCTGCCTGGCCCACTCATCAGGCAGGTGCCCCGACCGGACTGCTAGCGATACGATCAGGAATCCCCAGGACCCGGCTGGGTAGGGTTTACTTCCTCCTCACCAAGATCACTCACACTGGTGCAGATGGCGTCCCACTCCATGAAGCTGCCCGCATACTGGCCGGTGCGTCGGGCAGCGTGCCAAGCCAGGTAGCTCAGTCTTCCAAGATCAGGAGTGTCCACTGCAAAAGGCTGACCATTGTTCGCCTTCTCCCAGGCCCGCATGTCCCGCAAATCAGCGACTACCCGGCCGGGTCCATCCTGATTTGCAAGATCATATTCGAGCCTCAACCTGATCAGAGGCATGATCTACGGTGCCTCCCCGTCCTGCCAGGCCGTCCCGTCCCAGTAGGTGTGGTCACCGTTGGACAAGGTGACGTACTGGCCAGTGGACCAGGCCGTGGCCGGGCTGGCCGTGATCCCGGTGGTGTCGGCCGGTGCGACTGCCCCACTCGGGGTCCACTGACCCGGGGTCCCTGCCGTGGCACCGGTCGCGGCCACCGTAGCGGTCAGCGGTTCGGGCTGGCCTTCCACCGGCAGACTCACGGACTGCTCGCTGAAGCTGCCTTCCTCGCCACCGATGGGGCCCGGAACACAGGTCACCACACCCTTGTAGCCTTCCTGATCATCACCGGACCAGGGCCGGAACACGAACGGCACCTGAAGCCCGCTGTTGTCCAGCAGGAACCGGGCCAGGGCAGCTGCCGGGTCGGAATCATCCTTGCCGTACAGGTAACCCAGTTCCAGGGACCATTCCGGGTCGCTGACACTGGCGAACTGGCCCGATGGGCACAAGGTCTTGATCCGTTCGATGTCAGTGTCCGGGGTGAGCACCACGGACCTCAGCTGGCACTTGAAGTTGGGACCGTCTACTTCGTCACCAAGGATCAGGTCCACATCCTTGGCCTTATATGGCTGGAATGCCATGATCATCTGTCCTATCCGTAGGTTTCTAGCGTGATCGTCTGGCCGGGGTAGTCGATCCCCTGGATGGCCACGTATCCGGGATCGGCCCTGATCACGGTGGCGGCCTTGCAGCTGCCCATGATCGTTTGATCGTCACTGATCGACTGCCGGAGTGCTTCCGCCACCACCGGCCATAGTTGATCAAGCTGAGTGATCACGTGGGGATCGTTGCTGCCCGGCCGGGCCACAGCTGTGGTGATCGGCCAGGACAAGGTGTCCATGCACGGCTGGGTATTGGCCTCCCAGCGGGGCATACCGATGATCACGGCCGGGAAGACCACGGTGCTAGTGGTGCCTGCCGGGTAGACCGTGGCCTGATCACCCACGGCAGCCAGCAGGATGGCTGCTAGCTGGTTCCGTAGTGCGGAGATGTCGATCACGTGACCACCCTTCTCCAGGGATTGATCAACGTCTGGACATCTTGATCACTGACCGGAATCCGGGCCACCCCCAGGTCCCCCAGGCCCACCATGCCGTCCGGGCTGTTGCGTCGGGCCAGGTAGCGGGCTGTCTGGAACCGGACGGCTTGTTTCAGGTCATCCGGGGCTTCCAGGGGTTCGGGCGGTTCCACCAGCGGGTTGACCACTGGGTAGCGGACCCGCTTGCTCACCCAGGCCTCAGCGGCGTTGTAGGCCTGGGTGACCGTGGGTGTGTCATAGCCCGGCCCTAGCCAGGCCTGGACATCCTCCAGTGTGGTGATCATGATCGATTACGGTGCCCTTCCGCCAACCCATCCGGTCCCGGACCAGGTGGCCTCTCCAGCCGTCGAAGCGGTCTGGGTCTGGACATACTGGCCGGTGGTCCATGGCGTAGCCGGATTGGCCACGATGGCAGGGCTGGCCCCTGCCAGGGCTGCCACATCGGCGGGTGCCGCACTGCCTGCTGGTGTCCAGCTACCGGGGGTCCCAGCATTAGCCCCGGTAGCGACTAAGGGCCCGCTGGTGCCACCTTGGCAAAGCACGTGGCGTCGAGAGGGCCCCAGGCCGCATAACCGCCATAGGCAATCTCGACACCCAGCAGCTTCGGCTCGATGGCCGACAGCAGCCCGATCCGTTCCTCATAGACCTCGAACTTGTCCGTCCGGCCGACGATCACCGTTCCCTCTGGGAAGCCCGGGACCACGGTCCTGGCCACGTTCAGGATGTCTCCGGCGAAAGTGGTCGGGCTGGACGCACCGGGGGCCAGGGCCTGCACCCCGCTGACCCGGATGGAGTCGATCACCACACCCAGGGCAGCCCACTGATCGATGCTCACCCAGATGTGGTTCGGAAGCCGGGCAGCCGTGGCCCGGCCCTGGACTCCACCGACAGCCGCTGCCGCCGCTGCATCGTAGAGCGCTTGCACCCAGGCCTTGATGTCCGTGGGGTCGCTGATCGGCACTTCGGTGGTGACAGCCGTAGCGAAGTCCTGGGCGCACTCGTCATCGGTGAAGGCCGCGTACATGCCCTGAAGGTCAGTCAGGATGGCGTCCCAGGCTGCCGGGCTGGTCCAGTCGATGTCTTGCCGGGACACATCCAGGGCCCCGCCGAAGGTTCGCTTAGACCATTCCACGGAATCGATCTTCAGCTGTCGGCTGGGCAGTTCGGTCTTCTCTGCCGTCTGCTCACCTACCTGGGTGTGTTGGGTGACCACCGGCCGGTTGAACTTCTTGCCCGGGATGCCCCCGAGTGGCCGGGCCCCGAAGGTGGCGATCAGCGGCCTGGAAGCATCCAGGTCAGTGTTGATCTGGCCGATGATCAACTCAGGCAGCAGGCCGGGGGTGTCGGCCGTGGTCTGGTTGACGATGGCCCGGGCCTGGAGCACATCATCCAGGTCACGGCCAAGGGCAGCCCCGATCCGCTGGCGCGCGTCGGTATCCGGGGCCTGCCCCATCCCCGGGTAGCCCCGGGCCCGGATGAAGTCCACTACGAAAGCCCCGGGGCTGGTGTAGTGCTGTTCTCGATCACGGACGGTCAGCGGGGCCCGCTGAGCCTGGTCGCTGGCAGCTGGCCGCTGCCGGGGCTGGACGTTCGGCAGGGCTGCCTGATGGGCCTGCCGGACGGCTTCGAACTGTTCCAGCGGGCTGATCTGGGCATCCAGTTCAGTGATCCGCTGCCGGGCAGCCTCCAGGTTGGAGCGCTCAGCATCGACAAGATCACGATCTTCTTCCTGCACCCGGGCAAGAAGCTGATCGATGAAGGTTTCCTGCTCGGTTCGCTGCTCCAGCAGCCGCTGAAGCACTGGGTTCGGGCGCGGCATGACACCACCTTTTTGATCATGGAAGGGCACGATGGGCCTTCCCAGGTGGTGGCCAGCCCCCCAGCTGGGCTGTTGGCCCGGCTGCTGCTACGGGCCCGGCTGGGCGCGCTCCGACGTGGGAACGGCTGGAGTGTAAACCCCGGGCAGCTGATCTTGGAAGTGGCTGGAGCAAACCCGGGTCATTGATCAGCCCAGCTGGGTGGCCCTAGGGGTCCTCGGGGGTTCCACCACCCAGCTGGGGGCCCAATCTTGCCTCTGACAGGCCCTGTATGCCGTTCTGAGCCACTTTCAGCCCTTGCCGCTGCCCTGATGTGGCCCTGGGGGCTACCAGCGCTACGGGGTCAGCCATCGGGGCTATGCATCAACCGGTCATCGGTCTTCCGGACCTCCCGGGCCTTCCGCAGGGCCACCAGCCGGGGCCATACATCAAGCCAGGTCAGCACAGCCAGCCCGGCCAGCCACACGGCCAGGAAGACACCGATGATCACGGTCAGGACAGTCATCAGCCGCGCTTGATGCTGGTCAGGTAGTTCCGCCAGCCGACCAGTTCCGGGCTGGGCTTCCCCGGTTCACGAGTCCGGTTCCGATGCACCCGGGACCGGACCAGGCTGACCTTGGCACCGGCAAAGGCCGGAGTCGGGGTCAAGCTGACCTCCAGCAGCCGGGATTCGACCCGGGTCACCCGGTCCATATGGTCCGGACCCAAGTCCGGGTCCCATTGATCATCTTCCACGTACTGCCAGACTGACCGAATCGGGGCAAAGCCGATGCTGAGCCCGGTCAGCAGGCCCTTGGACGCAAGATCGGCGGCCCGGCTGGCTTCCTCGCTATCGTCCATCTTCCACCGGCCTTGCAGCCCTTCGGCGGCATCGGCCCAGTGATCGCTGATCCCGACCGGAAACGACCGGTTGTCATGCCACAGCAACAGCGGCAGCTTCTGGGCGGCTTCAGTGATCGACTTGCTGAAGCTGGACCGCGCGTGCTGTTCCAGGAACCAGCCGATGTTGGCCCACTCGTCATAGGGCACTGCCGTACCGGTCAGCCATCGGCCGTCCGACTCGGCATCCCGTAGCTCCAGTGCCGGGAAGGTCCGGACCTCCGGGGCCCGCAGGGTGATGGTGTCGAGCATGATCAACTTCCTTCCTGATCATCTGGGCCCCCGGTGGTGGTGACCGGGCTAGTGGTGGACGGCAGGTCTTCACCAGGGATGGCCGGGGGTTCCGGTTCGGAGTCCACCAGTTCCGGGGGTGGTTCCGGGGTCAGTCCGAGATAGACCCGGGCCTCAGGCACGGTCATGATCTTGGACGTGATGGCTTTCGACAAGGTGTTGACCTCGGTGGCTTGATCATCGCGGAGCACCGTAGACCGGTCGAATCGGACCCGTCGGCCCCGGGGCAACCAAGCATCACTCCAGGTCAGTTCGAAGTCTTCGGTGATCGGGGCAATCGTCTGCCTGATCAGGTTTAGATACATCGGGCCCGGGGACCGGTAGGTGAAGCTGGATGCCGGGGCACCCACCCAGTAGCCGTCCAGGTTGGCCAGGTTCGCCACATCCAGCAGGGACAGCTTCCGGGCTTCGTTCAGTTGGGCATCGGTGGGACTCCAGGACAGTGGCATCACCTGGGTTCCGGCTGGCAGGACCGCTGGCCTGCGTCGGTCGCCCCCGTATTTGCTCTCCCAGATGGTCTGGGCATCAGTGGCTTCTTCCTGACTCAGGTCAGGGTTGGGGCTGATCACCACCACAGACGGGACAGCTGCCCCACTCAGGATGGATGCTTCGTAGGCTTCCTCGGCGGCTACCCGGGTCAGCGTGCCCAGGTGCTGTTCCACCAAGCCCACTCCCCGGTAAGGGCACCAGGGGTCGGCCCCTCGCCGGACATGCACCACATCCCGCTGGGGCAGCCGTTCCCCACCCACCCAGTAGCTGGCCTGGCCGGGACGGTCGATATCCCACGTGATGGTGATCCACTCAGCGGGCACCCAGGCCGCCGATGCTGGCCAGCCGGTGGCATCCCGGCTGGTGATCACGTGCACGGCGTTCCCGTGCAGCAGGTAGTCATCGACCTGATTGCCGACCCACCATGATCGAGCGACTGTCGGGTCTGGGGCCTCCAGCATCCGTGGCCGGGGCAGTGGGTCCACTCCCCGGTAGTCATCCATCGGCATTTGCCGGATCAGCCCGCTGATCAGTTGCAGTACCCGGGCCAGACTGGGTATGGACCTGGCCCGGGCAGCAGTCATCGGGGGTGTGGTCGGCAACACCGTGGGTGGCGGAAAGATCACCTGACTCCAGGGCTGGGTGATCACGGGGCTACCGATGCTGGGCAGGGTCATGATCAAACTTCCTCAGTAGATTTTGAACCGGGACCGTGGCGGCTTGACATGATCAATGGCCCAGACCGCTAGGGCAGCTGCCGTCAAGGGACTGATCGGCACGGAAGTGGAGCGTCTGGCGAAAGCCCAGGCTTCCCCGACGTTCCTGGCCGTGGCGTTCCCGGCTGCCTGGTCCAGGGCCAGGTCCGGGTGATGGGTGATCAGCTGACCGGTCAGCCCGCTGACCAGCCGGGCACAGCTGGCGGCAAAGTCCCGGCCACCAACGGCTTCGACCGCGACACCCCGTAGCCTCAGGGCCTCTCCGATGTCCCTGGCAGGGCCTGCGTCATCGAAGGTGACCGGGACCTGCCAGGCCTGGGCCAGGGCTGCCAGTTCATCGGTCAGCCAGTTGTCCCCGGCCGCGTGCCGGGACAGCCGGACGTGGATCAGCTGATCAGCGACCTTCCAGGCAATCATGATCGATGAAGCGGACCGGTCGGTAGCCACATCGAAAGCCAGCCCCAGCCTGCCCGGTTCCGGCAGGGTCTGGACGGTCCGCAGGGTGTCCCGCCAGACCTGGGCCGGGATCACTGCCCGGCTCAGTTCATCGGCCCAGATGCCCAGCCGTTCCTGCCGGAAGCCATCAGCGGACATGCTGTCCAGTTCCTGCTGGATGGCGTCGAAACTGATCAGGTCCGGGCAGCCGGGGTTGGCCGTCGTCCATTGATCATGATCATCCAGCGGAGCGTCCGGGTCGGCCGCATACTCGACAAACAGCAGCCGTGGGGCCCCGGCATGGCCACGTGACCGGACCCCGGCCAGCACCACGCTGCCCCGGTCCCCGGCACTGCTGGCGAAGATCAGCTGACTGTTGGGCCGGGTAGCCAGGGTGGGCAGTAGCGCGTTGATGCTGTTCTGGTCCCGTAGCTCCAGCGCTTCGTCCATGATCACCGTGTCACCGGCGAAACCCCGGCCGGTGCCCCGGGCCCGGGCCATGATCTTGAACCGCTGCCCGTTGGTCAGTTCGATGGCTTCCTTGCCGCCAGCCCTCCGGGTCCGCAGGATGCGCTTCCGGGTAGCCGGGTGACTCCGGGCCAGCTGATCGACCAGGTTGAAAACCTCCAGGGCTGTGTCCACTCGATGGGCTGTGAAGGTGATCAGCTGTTCGTTGAACAGAAACAGCTTGGCCATGATCACGGCAGCCATCAGGTATGACTTGCCGTTCTGCCGGGGAACGATCAGGCAGGCCTGGGGGGCTGCCCACTTGCCATGATCATCTTCAGCGAACAGCTGGACCAGGAAGCGGCGCTGCCAGGGGTAGAGGGGCATCCCCAGCATGTCCAGCAGGCTGAAGACCTCCGGGGCTGCCGTGCTTCGGCACGGTGGGACCAGTTCAATCCGTGGACGCACGTCTGGCCTCGCGGTCCTGGCGGATTCGGTCAAGATCATCTTCACCCCCGTCCTCCGGGATAGCAGGGGTGACGTAGGCAAGATCGAGAAGACTGGCTTTGGCCTGGTGGACGCGCACCAGGATTCGGGCAGCCTCGGCGCTGCCCTGCATGGCGTAGGGGGTCAGCGCTGCCCGAATCATGTCCAGGTGGACCGACTCCAACAGCCGGGCCTCATCCTGGCTCAGCTTCAGCTGGTCAGCCATCGCCTGGTTGATCATGATCACGGCTGTAGCCGGGTCCACCTGGGCAGCCCTGGCTATCTCGCCGATGCTGAGGCCCGATGCCGCCAGTTGCAGGATGTCGGTCATCCCGCAAACGCCTTGGCATAGCGAGTGGTCATCGCGGCATGATCGAATTCCGGGCCCGCCTTGATGTCCCAGCGCAGTTGATCATAGTCATCATCAGCCGCGCCGATCCACTCATGAGTCACCAGCCATTCGAAGGTGTCCGACACCTGATCAAGATCATCGCTGGTGATCTTGGTGTCCTTCCGGGTCACTGTGATGTCCAGGTAGGCCGTGGCATCCTCCACCGGCTCACGGACAGCCCGGAGGCGCAGGACTCCGGTCAGGTATCCGGCCTTCAGGGCAAGATCAAGATTCAGATACAGGTAATAGCGCACCGTGCCCTCACCGGGCTGGGGCTTGGTGTACCGAGTGGGGTCTACGTAGCAGTAGCTGTTGATCTTCAGGTCCACACTGTTGGTCTTCTCGCCGCTGTACCAGTCCATGATCAAATCCTTCCAAGATCAACTGAATGTGGCCCGTCTGACCGCTTCGTGATCAATATCAGTCGGCATCGGGGGTTTCATGATCACCTGGATTTGATCATGGCCGGTGGGGGGTTCACGGGACAGCGGAGGTGTCCCCGGCATCGCGCCGACAAAAATCCCGGCTGCTGGATGATCATGGTCTGGCTGTTGATCATGGTTTTGCCGGCCACTCATGATCATTTGCGTGACAAGATCGTTTTGAGCCTTGATCAACTGTGCGTCGTTGATCATCTGCTGATGCCTGACCACTTGATCATCGGGCCAGGGTTGCCCTGGCCTGGCCATCACCGGTGCCTTGATCATCCGTGGCCTGCGTCGCATGGCCTTCAGCTGGTGGGCCAGCCTGCCCCCTGACCGGTTGCTGCAATCGGCACACTCGACATCCAGCAGTTGATCATCACCACCCAACGCCCGGTCGATCAGGTGACCCAGGCACCACTGATCACCGGGGTACAGCATCCGGCCACAGCGCCAGCACGGCAGGCCACCGGCCAGCCTCAGTTCCTCAGCTTTGGCTGCCCTCAGCTTGCGCCATTGCCGGGTGCTGCCCCCGGGCTTAAGGCTGCTGGACATGATGGCGCGCATGATACCTAGCAGCTGATCATCTGTGAATCCCTTGTCAGTAAGGGCATTCCTGATGAATGACCCGAGCAGGCCCGGGCTGATCCAGCATGATCAATGACACCAGCCCGGGATCGTCCACCGGCAGGGTCATGCCACATCGGTGTTCGGCCAGCACGACATACCGAACCCGGCCGGGGCCTTGACTGTGCTGCCCGGCCGGGAAGCTGGCGATGCCCCAGCGATCCCTGCGCTGCATCCGCAGTGGCCGGGTCAGCTTCATGATGAATGACCCCCGGCCTTCCAGCTTGGCCTGCACTTCGGCCGCTGCTGTGATCGGCGCGTAGTCGGCCACCACCAGCAGCGCCATCCGGTCGCCATCGAGTCCGACCCAGGTTGGCCAGCCGCATCGGGTACAGGCCCGGAAGTGCACGGTCCTCATTGTCAGGTCAAACCTGCCCTAGGAAGTTGGACA